AGGATTTGATTCAACTGCAAAAAATTACGGTTGTGCAGGAACACAAGGTACTTCTTACGCTGCTGCTGCCGGCCCTGGATTTGTTAGAATAACTTGGTTTGAATAAAATATAAAAAAATGGCTAAATACGCAGTAATTGAAAATAATAAAGTAACGAATATAATAGAAGCAGATACTAGTTTTGCTGAAGTTTATGAAAAAGAAATTGTATTATTACAAGAAGAAGTCGGTATTGGATATGATTATATAAATGGAGAGTTTTCATATACAGAATCTGTTATAACTGAAGATGAGGCTAGAAAATGGAGAGACTTTGAATTACAAATTACAGACTATATTGCTCAAACACCTGACTATCCAAACAGAGATGCGTGGATTATATATAGACAAGAATTAAGAGATTGGCCTTCAACAGCTGATTTTCCAGAAACAAAACCTACAAAACCTGAATAATGGCATTAACTAAATTAGATAAAAACCTTTTAGGATTCAGTGACGATACTGATTTTGTAAAATTACCTTCAGGTACAACAGCTCAGAGGCCAGGTTCTCCAGCTGCTGGACAATTTAGGTTTAATACAACTATAAATGATGCAGAGGTATATGATGGTACTAATTGGGCTAGAATGGGTATTGCACCGCCTACATTTTCGTCAGTTGACTATCCAGGAGACGATACAGCTTTAGATCCTGCAGGAAATCAATCTCTTATAATTAATGGTAGCACATTTAATACCGGGGTGACAGTTACAATTGGAGGAACTACTCCATCAAGTATAACAAGGAATTCAGCAACGCAATTAACTGTAACCACTCCAGCTAAATCAGCAGGCACATATGCTCTTGTTATAACAAATACAGACGGGGGAACATCAACTTCTGCTAACGCAGTTTCATACAACGGTATTCCCGCATTTTCAAATGCAGCTGGTAGTTTAGGAAGTGTTGAAGAAGGATCAACTGTTAGTTTATCTGCAGCAGCTACTGAGCCAGATGGAGGGGCGGTAAATCATGTTATAACATCAGGAGCGTTGCCATCAGGATTAAGTATAAACGCTTCTACAGGGGCGATTACAGGTACAGCCCCAAGTGTGTCTGCTGATACTACAAGTAATTTTACAGTAACCGCAACAGATAATGAAAATCAATCAAATGCAAGAGCATACAGTATTACAGTAACCAATAATTCTCCTTCACAACATTTTAGTGTAAAAACATACACAGGAAATGGCGGTACACAAGCAATTACAGGAATTGGCTTTAAACCTGATTTAGTGTGGGCTAAAAAAAGAAGTGCTGGTGATGATAACGCTTGGTTTGATTCTACAAGAGGAGTTCAAAAAGAAATATTAAGTAACTCAAATGCAGCAGAAGCTACAAAGACAGGTGCAATAAGTTCTTTTGATGCAGATGGATTCACTACAGGAGCTAATGGGGCTCTTAATGCAAGTGGTGCTACGTATGTAGCTTGGTGTTTTAGAGCAAATGGGGGAACTACTAGTAGTAATTCAGACGGGGATATTACATCTACAGTTCAAGCTAATGATAATTTGGGGTTTTCTATAGCTAAATGGACATCGACGAGTAGTAGTTCACATACCATTGGACATGGGTTAAGTGGTAAACCTGATGCTGTGCTTTATAAAAAGTTAAGTAGTACTGGTTCTTGGTTTTTATATACAGATGTAATAGATGGAAGCTGGGACGAATTAACTTTAAATGCTACTGGTGGAAAAGTTGATTATTCTGCTACTTACGCGACTAGTACAACATTTAGAACCGTAACCTCTTCTGCAGGTGCTGATTGGATTACTTATTCTTTTAAATCTGTTGCAGGATTTTCAAAAATAGGAAAATATACAGGTAATGGTTCGGCAAACGGGCCAATTGTAAACACGGGATTCGAGCCTGCATTTATAATGTTTAAAAGGACGGACGGTACTTCTGGTTGGAATATAACAGATAATAAAAGAGACACTTCTAACCCGCGTACAAAAATTTTACAAGCTCACAATAATGATCAAGAATATACAAACAGTTCTTATGCTATTAATTTTTTATCCAATGGTTTTCAAATAATAAATTCAGATAATGGTTGGAATACAAATGGTGGCACTTATTTATATATGGCTTTTGCGGCTGACCCTGATACAACAACCCCTACTTTGGCTAATAGCTTTGATGCTTTAACATGGTCTGGACAAAATTCATCGTTAACAATTAACAATGGGTTTAAAACAGGATTGCTTTTTACTAAAGCTAGAACTGTGGGACACCACTGGGGAGGTTTTGATATTGTTAGAGGGCCTGGAAAATGGATTTTACCCAATGAAAATAATGCAGAAGCTTCAGGAAGTTATGGTATAGAAGAATTTCTTGCTACTTCCACAAAACTTTATGGTTCTACTAGCCCTTCAAATGCAGCAAGTAATACTTACGTAGGATATTTTTGGAAAGCTGACGACAATGAACCTACAATTAATACGGATGGAAGTATAAATTCAATAGTTAGTGCAAACCCAAACGCGGGATTTAGTATTGTTAGGTATGATGGCACACAGGCTGCAGGAGCTACCGTGGGGCATGGACTATCATCTGCTCCAGAATTAATTATGGTAAAAAGACTAGATTATGGAGAAGATTGGATAGTATATCATCACTCGCTAGGTAATAATAAAACAGTACATTTAAATAATACTGACGGGTCAGCTACTGATGCTGCATTTAATAACACAACACCAACAAGCTCGGTATTTACTTTAAGTAATTGTGCTTCCGGTAATTGTATTAATAGCAACAACGGTAGCTATATTGCTTATTGTTTCCATTCAGTAACTGGGTATTCTAAAATAGGAACATATCAAGGTACAAATCCAGCTGTTAGTACAACGAATTCAATTACAACAGGATTTCAACCAGATTTTTTATTAGTTAAATTAGATGCTGACGGTAATTCTTGGAATATATATGATAGTGCTAGATCAGCTAAAGGGTTATATCCAAATACATCAGCTACTGAAATAAATGCAGGTCACATGCAATTTGATAGTAATGGGTTTACAATGCTAACAGACAACCACAACTACTATCCCTCAGGAGGAACAGCTCGTACAATGATATATATGGCAATAAAAATAAACTAATAAATAAATAAAAATGGCAATAACAAAAGTAACAGCAAACGTATTAGCAGATAATTCTGTAACGCAAGCTAAATTAGCAGATGACGCAGTAGGAGCAGCTGAATTAGCTTCAAATGCAGTCGTAACCGCTTCAATTGCAGATAATCAAGTAACACATGATAAATTAGAAAACAGATATACTGTTTTAAGTGCGCTAGGAACTGGCACAAATCAAACATTAGATTTTTCAGCAGCGAGTACATTTACAGCAACAATGAGTGGTAATGCTACCTTTACTATAACTAACCCAAAGCAAGGGCAAGTAGTAGATTTAATATTATCAGGAAATCATACACCAACTTTAGCAATGAGTGGTGCTACATTTAACAAAGTAGGGGGTACAGATTACGATGGATCCACCACAAACTTAATACAAATACTTGTTGCAGATGATTCAGCAAGTGAAGTATTTTATTATTCAGTAGCTACAGTAGCATCTGATACAACACCATAATAATATGAAAGCAATAGAAATAAACGGAGAAATTAAAGTGTATGCTCAACTTCCAAATTCATGGAAAGGAGTTATAGGTAATTTTAGTAAATTATCGAATGAAGAAATAAAATCGTATGGTTTTTATGATGTAGTAACCCCTGAGTATGACAACATGGTGCAAAAACTTTCAGATATATACTTTGATTCAGATAATGATGTGTATACTTACGATGTTTCCAGTAAAACCTGGGAAGAAACCTTAGCTGAACTAAAAGAAAATAAGTTAATGCATTTAAAAGAACATACAAATAGTTTATTAGGTGTAACAGATTGGTATTATATTAGAAAATTACAAAGAGATATAAATATACCACAAGAAATAGAAGACGAAAGAGAAGCGATATTATCTAATCACAATAATCACGAAACAGAAATAAATGCGTTAACTAAAAAAGCAGATGTAATTAAATATGAGTTTAGGTAAAAGATTAATATCAGGCGCAAAAATATTAGACGGTGATTTATCAGGAGCTAGTTCTTATGCCTCAAAAACACTTACAGTAGGCTCAAGGGGTAATCCACGTGGAGGTTGTATTAGTTCAGATGGAACAAGGCTAATAACTACACATAAAAGTGGGACTCAGCACTGGTTTAATCAATATAATTTTAGCACTGCATTTGATGTAACATCAATAGGTACAGTCCAAAAAGAATATCAAACCACTGCAACTATAGAAAATTATATGACTGGTTGTTTAATAAATAATGCACTAACTTGGATTTCTTATGATCCATATCATACAAGTAATTATTATTCGCAACAGTTAAGCACAGCAGGCGACATATCAACAGCAGGCTCAAGCATTTACACAGATACTTGTACAAGAACCGGAGGTAACAGAACATCTGCTTCACAACATTTATCAGCTAATGAAGATACATTATTTTTACAGTCTGGTTATAATTTGTATGCAATATCTTTAAGTACAAATGGTGATTTGTCATCAGGTTCAGGATGTGGAACAATATATGATATAAGCGGTATGTCAAGTGATATTGGCGGAAACCTATATTCAACTAAATTTAATAATGACGGAACTAAATTTTATGCTGGTGGCGAAGCTAATGGTAAAATAGTGCAATATGATTTATCTACCGCTTATAATGTAAGTACAAGGGGAAGCGCAACAGTTTTTGATTTTTCCTCTACTATTGGTAATGTAGATATTCGTTATATGCAGTTTAACGCGGATCAATCGCATTTTTTTATTTTTGATAATACAAATCATAAAGTGTGGGATTTTAAATTATAAACAAATTAATAATGGCACAGACTAAAATAGAACAAGGGTTATTAAAATTTACAGAATCAACTGATTATTTAAAAATACCGACTGGTACTACAGCGCAAAGACCTAGCTCTGCTGCTGCAGGATTTATTAGGTTTAATACAACAGTTGGTAAAACTGAAGTATATGATGGCACTAGCTGGAGTCAAATAGGTGTGCAAAATCCAACAGTTACTTCACTTGATTATCCTGGAAATAAAACAACTTTAGATCCTGCTGGAGGAGAAACTTTGCTTATTAATGGTACTAATTTTAAAGCAGGTGCAACAGTAACTTTTGGTGGTACTAACGCAACATCTATAACACTAAATTCTGCAACACAATTATCAGTAGTAGCCCCTGCAAAAGCAGCAGGAAATCACGATTTAAAAATAACTAATACCGATGGAGGAACTGTCACAGTAACATCTGTATACAATGCTTTACCAACATGGACTACAAACGCAGGAAGTTTAGGAAGTGTAGGCGAAGGTGATTCTATGTCATTTACTGTTGCTGCAACCGAATCAGATGGGGGCGCTATAACATACGCAGTTACATCAGGAGCACTACCAAGCGGAGGTTCGCTAAATACATCAACAGGTGCTATAACAGGAACCGCTCCTTCTGTATCAGCAGATACAACTAGTAATTTTACTATCACAGCCACAGATAATGAAAATCAAACTGCTTCTAGGGCTTTTAGCATAACAGTTACAAATAAATTGCCTTCACAGAGTTTTGGTGTTATGCTTTATACAGGAGATGGTGCAACAGGTCGTGAAGTAAATGGGGGTAAATATGGAGGTGCAGCATACTTTAATGGAACTAATGCTAAAATAGATATTGGCAACATGGGGCTCGGAGGAAATACAGAAAGAACTATATCAGCATGGATTAATACGGATAGTTTAAGTTCCGCACAAACTATATATCAACACGGTGCTGCTGCAAATGGACAAAGATTTGGGTTTGCTATTGATACATCAGGAAAGCTTTATGTAGAATATTATAATAGAGATGCAATAACAAGCGCAGCACATATTGCAGTAGATACTTGGTATCATGTAGCGGTAACATATAATGGTGGAGCTATTGAAACCGCAACTAACACACAAATATATGTTAATGGTTCCGCGGTTAGTATGGCAACTTCAGGTTCGCAGACAGGAAATGCTAATACTGCTGATAGTAATTATGGTATAGGATATAGAAGAGCATCGACAAGTGGTTATTTTAATGGTAAAATAGATCAGCTTCGTATATTTACAAGAGCTATATCATCTTCAGAAGTTTCAACGCTTTATAATGAAACAGATCCTGCGTCTTTAAATCCTTTATCAGAAACAGAAACATCTGTAAAAGGAGCAACTAGATTTTATCAGTTTAACAACAATACAACAGATACAGCGGGAAATAATAATGGTAATGCAACAGGTACATCGTATACTACTGATTCAAAATTCGGATCGCATGCTATAGATTTTGCAGGAAATAATAACAGTTATGTAGATTTAGATGATTGTGGAATAAATGGTGATAGAAGTTTTTCAATGTGGGTAAATTTTGATGAGTTTAATCAAAACATGTTTTTAGTAGATTCAGCTGATAGGCAATCTGCAAATCATTTTGCAGGAAGTGGTGTTGCAATGTATAGTTCAGGTGATGACGCTTTAGTTCTTCAATGGAACACATATAATGGTAGTAGCTATGGTAGTGGACAAGTAGCAAGAACTTTTCAGGCTAATGAATGGGTTCACCTTGTTTTTGCAGTTCAAGCTGATAATCATAAAATATATGTAAATGGTGTAGAACAACCGTGGGCTAGCACAAGTAGATATAATACTCGTAAAGCATCCCCGGGAGCGTTAAGATTAGGTGATGAATCAAGAGCTAGTCAAAGCGGTGGATTTGATGGGCAAATGGACCAAGTAAGAATTTATAATAGATGGATTAGTCCAGGAGAAGCGATGGCATTATATAATGAAACATCTTTATCTGGGTTTTATAAATTTGATGGTAATTCAAAAGATGAGGTTCTAAGATCAAATGGATCAGATAGCAATATGGATTATGAGTTTGGTCTTGGATTTAAACCAGATTTTGTTTGGATAAAACCAAGAACACAAGCTGATCATCATAATATTTATGATAGTACAAGAGGTGCTACAAAACAATTAGCGCCAAACAGCACAGCAGCAGAATCGACTCAGCCTCAAACAGTGCAATCATTTGATACAGGAGGGTTCACAACAAATGGTGATAACAATATAAATAACAGTGGAATAGATTATGTGGCTTGGTGTCTAAAAGCAAATGGAGGTACAACATCTAGTAATAGTGACGGTGCAATTACAAGCACAGTACAATCAAATTCTGCTGCTGGATTTGCAATAGCAAAAGTTACAGGAAGTGGGTCATCAGCAACTTTTGGTCATGGATTAGGTTCTACCCCTGAAGTAATTGTAAGAAAAAATTTAGATGCGTCAGATGATTGGACATTTTATACTACAGTTATAGATGGGACATTAGACTATATGAAATTTAATACAAATAACGGGCCAGACCCTAGTTCATATAGTCTTCCAACATCTACAGTATTTACAAATCCAGGAGACACAAATGATCGTATTTATTATAGCTTTGTATCAGTTGCAGGGTTTTCAAAAATTAGCAAATACACAGGTAACGGGAACGCAAACGGCCCTATAGTTACAACAGGATTTGAGCCTGCATTTTTAATAATAAAAAGCTTAGATAGAGCAGATCATTGGTTTATGGTAGATAATAAAAGAAGCCCATTAAATCCAAGAGATGAGGCTTTATTTATTAATTTAACTGATACTGAATATTCAAATTATGCCGCAAAAGTAGAGTTTTATGGAAATGGATTTAGAGTAATATCCTCAGATAATTTAATTAACGCTAATAATGAAAAATATTTATATATGGCGTTTGCAGAAGATCCAGACACGGTAGTACCTACTAAAGCAAAAAGTTTTAACACGGTTACATGGACAGGTACCGGGTCAAATAGAAGTATTACTCGCGTAGGCTTCAAACCTGGATTTTTATGGATTAAAGGTAGAAATAACACAGAACACCCATATTTATACGATGCAATTAGAGGTTCTTCTAAATATCTGCATAGTACCACAGATGGTGGTGAAGTAACTGATACTACATCAAGGTTAGCATCGTTTGATCAGGATGGATTTTCTTTATTTACAGATGGGGCTGTAAACGGTAATGGTAGTACATATGTTGGATGGGCTTGGAAAATGGATAATGATGAGCCTGTAATTAATACAGATGGAAATACTGATTCAATTGTTCTTGTAAACGCAAATGCAGGAATGAGTGTTGTTAGTTATATAGGTACTGGATCCGCTACAACCATAGGACATGGATTAAATTCAGCTCCTGAAATGATTATAGTTAAAAATAGATCTGGTTCCGACGACTGGAGAGTTTATCATACAGCTATGGGACCAACTAAATATAGAAATTTAAACGATAGCTCAGCGCAAGCCACTTCATCTAATATATGGAATGATACAGCCCCTACTAATACAGTGTTTAGTGTTGGTAGTGCTGGTTCTGTAACTGAAGAAAATGACCATTTTATTGCCTATTGTTTTCACTCTGTTACTGGTTTTAGTAAGTTTGGGTACTGGCAAGGAGGAACAACAACAATAAATTTAGGATTCCAACCTGATTTTGTAATGCACCAAGACTATGGAGCAGGAGGAAGTTGGTCAATGATTGACAGTGTAAGAGATGATGATGTTCAATTAAAAGCACAGAGTAGTGATGCTGAATCATCACAGAGTCTTATCACATTTACAAGCACAGGGTTTACAGCCACAAGTGAATCTAGCAATGTGTATAGATTGTATATGGCATTCAAAATAAACTAAAACGCGTAATATATAAAAAATACAATTAAATCAAATTCAATAACTTATGAAATTAAAGAAAAAAGAGCTTGATAATTTAAAAGCTTTAGTAGAAAAAATGTCTACAAAACAAAACGAAATTGGGTTAAATACTATTAATGGTCATAAATTAGCTCATGCGTTTTCACAATTAGAAATAGAATTAAATACTATGAAAGCTGGTTTAGAGGAAATATATGGCAAATGCAATATAAATGTTGAAACCGGCGAGATAGATAAAATTGAATCAAATGAAACTAATAAGAAAGATTAGTATAGGAAGAGATTATAAAGATAATGCAATGCACTATCAAATTGGTCAAGAAGTTTATGGTAACCATGTAATCACAAATATATTAGAAAAAGATACAGATTACGAAATATATATTAAAAAGAATAAAGAAGTATTACTTTGGAAATCTTTTAATAAAAACATGGGAATAAGTGTAGAGTATAATTTAGATTATGAATAACCCATACGCTTTAATAATACAACCAAAAGAAAACCGCTATAAAAACACCAAAAAAATATCCGATAAAAACTTAATCCTAAACACGTCAATTAGTGACCATAGGTATGTAAGTAAAGAAGCTATAGTAAAAGCTCTTCCAGGAGCGTTTAAAACGCCTCTACGCGAGTCTGATGAAGTATTAGTACATCACAATATATTTAGAAGATACTACGATGTAAGAGGAAATGAAAAAAATAGTGGTAATTATTTCAAAGAAGATATGTATTTTTGTTACTTAGATCAAGTATACATGTATAAAAGAAATGATAATTGGATAGCAATGCCGGGATATTGTTTTGTAAATCCTATACAATCAGAAAATAAATGGGAAAACAAAGAAGAACCATTGAAAGGTATTGTAGTTTACACAGACGGTACAGATTTTGTAAAAGAAGGTGAGCTAATAGGTTTTACACCTTACTCAGAGTTTGAGTTTATAGTTGGCGATAAAAGACTATATAGAATAAAATTAAATGATATTTCAATAAAGTATGAACACAAAGGAACAGAAAAACTCTATAATACTAGCTGGTTATAAAGCTGTAAAAGAGTTAATCAAGGTCGCTGAAGAAGAAATTATAGTTGAAGACGCAGCAGATGAACTAGCAGCGGATAGATTAAAAAACGCAGCAGCTACAAAAAAATTAGCTATCTTTGATGCTTTTGAAATATTAAATAGGATTGAATCTGAAAAAGCAATGCTTGAAAATAAGCCTCAAGAAAAGAATGAAGCTTTTAAAGGATTTGCAGAAAAAAGATCTAGATAATGCCATATCAGCAGACATTATATAAAATTATTGAACCTATTAAGCGTACAACAATACATAGGTTAAATAAAAAAAAGTACTGGGAATATGGTTATAACAAAGAACACGATGTGGTTGTTATAAGTAAAACAGGTAAGATAGGGGATATATACGAAATACAAAACCTAAAAATTGCTTTGCCTCTTGCAGAAAACGTGTATAGCAAGCATGATAAATGGATTGCTACAGAATATCCTAAAGAATTAAAAAATATAAAAACTATATTCGACTGGCAAACATATCCGGAAGATTTTAAAAACAAGTGGCATGATTACATTGATAAAGAATTTACTAGAAGGGAAGAAGGGCACTGGTTCCGCAATAAAGGGGTTGACACTTATATTACTGGCTCTCATTACAATTACTTGCAATGGTCCAAAATTGATGTTGGGAACCCAGACTTTCGAGAAGCAAACAGATTATTCTTCATATTCTGGGAAGCTTGCAAGGCAGATAATAGATGCTACGGAATTTGCTACCTTAAGAATAGACGGTCTGGATTTAGCTTCATGTCGAGCAGCGAAACAGTTAATCAAGCTACAATCACTTCCGACGCTAGATTCGGAATCTTATCGAAGACTGGTAGCGATGCAAAGAAGATGTTTACCGACAAGGTCGTACCAATATCAACCCACTACCCATTTTTCTTCAAACCAATACAAGATGGAATGGACCGCCCCAAGACAGAGCTGGCCTACCGTGTCCCCGCATCCAAACTCACAAGAAAGTCCATCACCAGTACAACCACATCCAAATCCCCCACAGGGACGCTCGAAGGGCTCGATACAACAATAGATTGGAAGAACACGGGTGATAACTCTTATGATGGTGAAAAGTTAAGATTACTTGTTCACGATGAATCTGGTAAATGGGAAAGACCAGATAACATATTAAATAACTGGCGTGTAACTAAAACAACGCTGAGACTAGGAAGTAGGATTATAGGAAAATGTATGATGGGATCTACTTCAAACTCCTTAGATAAGGGTGGAGATAACTTTAAAAAATTATACAATGACTCAGACGTTACAAAAAGAAACCGCAATGGACAGACTAGCAGCGGATTATATAGTTTGTTCATACCTATGGAATGGAACTACGAAGGATTCATTGATTCTTTTGGATTACCTGTATTCGATACACCCGGAACTCCTGTCGAAGGACCCCACGGTGATAAAATCGATGTTGGCGTCATAGAACATTGGGAGAATGAAGCTGATGGATTAAAAGATGATCCTGATGGATTAAATGAATTTTATAGACAATTCCCAAGAACAGAAGAACACGCATTTAGAGATGAAACAAAAAATAGTATATTTAATTTACAAAAAATATACGAACAAATAGATTACAACGATGGCACATTAACATCTGGCGCTGTAACAAAAGGAAACTTTCAATGGGAAAATGGTATAAAAGATTCAAGAGTAATTTTTACACCAGATCTTAGAGGAAGGTTCAATATATCTTGGGTTCCAAGTATAAATCTACAAAACCACGTAATACTAAAAAATAATAGGAAGCATCCAGGTAATGAACATATAGGAGCATTTGGATGTGACTCGTATGATATATCAGGTACAACAGACGGTAGAGGTTCTAAAGGTGCTTTGCATGGATTAACTAAATACAGTATGGAAGATGCACCTGTTAACTCATTCTTTTTAGAATATATAGCTAGACCACAAACCGCTGAAATGTTTTTTGAAGATGTATTAATGGCATTAGTATTTTATGGTATGCCAATACTTGCAGAAAATAACAAACCTAGATTGTTGTATTATTTAAAAAGAAGAGGATATAGAGGTTACTCTATGAATAGACCAGATAAAACATCAAATAAATTATCAACAGCTGAAAAAGAAATAGGTGGCATACCTAACTCATCTGAAGATATGAAACAAATTCACGCTGCAGCTATAGAATCATATATAGATAAATATGTAGGATTACAAGAAAATGGAGATTATGGAAATATATATTTTAATGCAACGTTAAACGATTGGTCTAAATTTAACATAAACAATAGAACAAAACATGATGCTGCAATAAGTTCTGGTCTTGCAATAATGGCATGTAACAGACATTTGTACCAGCCAAAACAATTAAAACAAATGAAGGTTTTAGATTTTGGTTTTAAAAAATATAATAATAAAGGAAGTATTTCAAAAATAATAAAATAGATGAATATATTACCAAAAGGCGTATTCCCAAGCCAAGCAGTTTCAAATGCTGAAAAAGCAAGTGAAAAATATGGTTTAGAGATTGCAAAAGCAGTTGAGTCAGAATGGTTTAAAAGAGATTCTGGTACAGCTAGGTATTACGCTAATAGAGACAACTTTCACCGTTTAAGATTGTATGCTAGAGGTGAACAATCAATACAAAAGTACAAAGACGAATTATCTATTAATGGTGATTTATCATATTTAAACATAGACTGGAAGCCAGTACCTATAATACCAAAGTTTGTTGATATTGTAGTTAATGGTATTGCTGAAAGAACATACGATATAAAAGCGTATTCACAGGATCCAGCTTCAGTACAAAAAAGAACTGACTACGTAGAGGCTTTATTAAAGGATATGCGTACAAAAAACTTTAATGATTCTGTTTTAAATGAATTTGGTATTAATTTATATGAAACAGATAAAGATAATTTACCTGAAAATGAAGAAGAATTGCAATTGCATATGCAGTTGAATTATAAAGACTCAATTGAAATTGCAGAAGAGGAAGCTATAAACAATGTATTTGATCATAATAAATATGAATTAATAAAGAAAAGATTAGATTACGATATAGCTGTTATAGGGATGGGTGCTGTTAAAAACGAATATACAACATCAGAAGGTATAAATATAAAATATGTTGATCCAGCTGATTTAGTTTATTCATATACAGAATCACCTCATTTTGATGATATATATTACGTAGGTGAAATAAGAAAAGTATCAGTTGTTGATTTAAAAAAACAATACCCTCATTTAACAGACGAAGATATAAGAAGAGATGTTGAAGGACAAGGTACTAATGCTAAACTATATAATAAGTCATATGCTGGGCAAGATAATGAAGATGATTCATATGCTTATGTATTATATTTTGAATATAAAACATATAGAGATGAAGTACACAAAATAAAAGAAACTTCAACAGGTGCATCGAAAGCAATTAAAAAAGATGATACTTTTAATCCACCTAAAGATTCAAGATCAAGATTTGAAAAATCGTCAAGAACGATTGAAGTTATATATGAAGGTGCAAAAATAATTGGTACTAGAAAATTATTAAAGTGGCAATTAGCTGAAAATATGACAAGACCAAAGTCAAATACAGTTAAAGCACAATTTAGTTATAATATAGTAGCGCCTAGAATATACAAAGGTAGAGTTGAATCGCTTGTAAGCAGAATGACAACGTTTGCTGATATGATTCAGTTAACACATTTAAAATTACAACAAGTATTATCAAGAATGGTGCCAGATGGTGTTTATTTAGATGCAGATGGTATTGCTGAGATAGATTTAGGTAATGGTACAAATTACAATGCGCAAGAAGCATTGAACATGTATTTCCAAACAGGTTCTGTTATTGGTAGATCAATGACACAAGATGGTGAATTTAACAATGGTAAAGTTCCCGTACAGGAATTACAATCGTCAGGATCTAACGCAAAAATATCTAGTTTAATTAATTCATATAATTATTATTTACAAATGATAAGAGATGTGACCGGGTTAAACGAAGCAAGAGATGGTTCTACACCAGATAAAAACGCATTAGTAGGATTACAAAAAATTGCTGCTGCAAATTCAAATACAGCAACAAGACATATATTACAAGGAGGATTATATCTTACTTTAAAAACAGCTGAAGCAATATCACTTAGAATATCAGATGTATTAGAATATAGTCCAACGCGTAAATCTTTTATACAAGCTATAGGTAAATCAAATGTTGGGGCTTTAGAAGAAATTAAAAAGTTACAATTGCATGATTTTGGTATATTTTTAGAATTAACACCGGATGAAGAAGAAAAGCAATTGTTAGAAAACAATATACAAATGTCTCTTCAAAAAGAACAAATTAATTTAGAAGATGCAATTGATATTAGAGAAATAAGAAATTTAAAACTTGCTAATCAATTATTAAAGCTTAGAAGAAAACAAAAATTTGAGCAAGACAGACAAATGCAACAAGAAAATATTCAAATGCAAAGTCAATCAAATGCTCAAGCTGCTCAAGCTGCTGCGCAAGCTGATGTTCAAAAACAACAAGCTATAACACAAAGCAAAGCTGAGTTAGCGCAAGTTGAAGCACAATTAGATACACAAAAATTAGAAAAAGAAGCTGAAATAAAAATGATGTTGATGGAAAAAGAATTTGAATTAAATATGCAGCTTAAAGACGCTGATTTAAATGTAATTAAAGATAAAGAGAAGTTTAAAGAAGATAGAAAAGATGAAAGAACTAAAATACAAGCTTCACAACAATCTGAATTAATAGATCAAAGAAAAAATAATAAACCTCCAAAAAACTTTGAATCTGCAGGATTTGATACTTTAGGAGGATTTGGCTTAGAGCAGTTTGAGCCTAGATAAACAACTGCAAAACATTTTTATAATATTTTATCATGGAAGAAAACAAAGACGTCGTAGTTGACGAAACACCAACTGCTGCAGAAAAGGAAGAAAAAGTACTTGAAGCAGCGGGACAAGACACGGGTAAAACCGAAGATGGTATGTATAAAGTGGATTTAAGTAAACCACCAAAAACAGAAACAGATGCCGTTCAAGAACAAAGCACAGATGAAAGCGTGTTACGCGGAAGCGGCACGGATGAAAAAACTGGGGAAGAAGCCGAAGTGGAATTGCAAGAAGTACAGCAAGAAGAAAATCAATTAACTTTAGAAGAAGTAATTGAAGAAGAAACTAAGGAAGAACCCGAGCAAGAAGTAAAAGAAGAAGTACAAGAGCTACAAGAACAAGTAGAAGAAGCTGTACAAACTTCGCAAGATACAGGAATAGAATTACCAGAGAACATTCAAAAAGTCGTAGACTTTATTAATGAAACTGGTGGAACGTTAGAAGATTATGTAAAAATTAATCAAGATTATTCTAACATCGACGATTCAACTCTTTTATATCAATACTACAATCAAACAAAATCACATCTTACAAAAGATGAAATTGATTTTTTAATTGAAGATAATTTCAATGTTGATGAAGAAGTTGATGAACCAAGAGATATTAAGCGTAAAAAACTCGCTTATAAAGAAGAAATTGCAAAAGCCAAAAGCTATTTAGAAGGATTAAAGGACCAATACTACGAAGAAGTCAAGTTGGGTTCTAAGTTAACCGATGATCAGCAAAAAGCAATTGAGTTTTTCAATACTTACAACTCTGAGCAATCAGAACAGCAAAAGCTGCAAGAGAAGCAGACTGAGCATTTTAATAATGAATCTAAAAAAATATTTACCGATGAATTCAAAGGTTTTGAATTTAAAGTGGGTGATAAAAAGTATAGATACAATGTTAAAGATGCGAAGGAAGTCCAAGATAGGCAAGCAAACATATTAAACGTATTAGATAAGTATATCAGTAAAGATAATATGTTACAAGACGCTAAAGGTTATCATAAGGCTCTTTTCGTTGCAGACAATGCGGATGCAATTGCAAATCATTTTTACGAGCAAGGTAAAGCTGATGCTATAAAACAGTTAGATGCTGAATCCAAAAATATAAATATGGATCCACGTAAAACTGGCACAGTTGAAACCGGAGGAATAAAAATAAGAGCAATTTCTGGTGATGATAGTTCAAAGTTAAAAATTAAACTTAGAAAATAACTTTAAAAAAATAAATAAAAATGGCAGTAATAACTCCAACGGGCGGTTCCAATTTGAACGCGGTACCAGCTCCCGTTAAACAAACGTTAGCGACAAATTACTTATCTTTTACAGGTGGTAATAACGATTGGTCGCAACAATACTTACCAGATTTATATGAAGCAGAAGTTGAAAGATATGGAGACAGATCTATCGCTAGCTTCTTAAGAATGGTAGGTGCTGAAATGCCTATGACTTCTGATCAAATTATTTGGTCTGAGCAAGGTAGACTACACTTAACTTATACAGGTGCTCTTGTAATTGCAACAGGTGTTGTAACAATTGCAAACTCAGGTACTCACGCTATAAGAGTAGGACAAACAGTAAAAATTAAAGGTGGTTCATCTGGTAAAGTTGACAACGCTTATGTGTCGGCAATTGCAGCAGATAACACTACTTTAACACTTAAGAGATATGGTGCAGCAGCATTTAATACTTCAGGTAATACTTTTACAAACAATGAAACAGTAACATTATTTGTTATCGGTTCTGAATTTGCAAAAGCTACTAACGGTATGACTGGTGCAGTAACTCCATCTTTCAAGTCGTTTACAAACAAACCAATCATCTTAAAAGACAAGTATGAGATTTCAGGATCTGATGCTTCTCAAGTAGGTTGGGTTGAAATTACAGGTGAAAACGGACAGTCAGGTTACTTATGGTACCTAAAGGCAGAAGGTGATACAAGAACTAGATTCGAGGATTACTTAGAAATGTCTATGGTAGAAGGTGAATTAGCAGTATCAGGTTCTGGTGCAGCTGGTGTTACTGGAATAGGTGGTACTGAAGGTTTATTCGCAGCAATCGAAGATAGAGGTCACGTAACTGCAGGTGTTGATGGAAACTCAGCAACTGAAGATTTAGCTGACTTCGATGAAATTCTTAAGAAATTAGATACGCAAGGTGCAATTGAAGAAAACATGTTATTTGTAAACAGAGATGTTGCATTAAACATTGACGACATGCTAGCGGCTCAAAATTCTTATGGTACAGGTGGTACATCTTACGGTGTTTTCTCAAACAGCGAAGATATGGCACTTAATTTAGGTTTCTCTGGTTTCAGAAGAGGTTCTTATGACTTCTACAAAACTGACTGGAAATACTTAAATGATATTACAACAGGTGGTGCATTTACTAACATTAGAGGTGTAGTGGTACCTGCTGGAACATCAACAGTTTACGATCAAACATTAGGTAAGAACATCAAGAGACCATTCCTTCACGTCAGATATAGAGCTTCTGAAGCTGATGACAGAAAGATGAAGTCTTGGACTACAGGTTCTGTAGGTGGTGCAACTACTTCTGATCTAGACGCAATGGAGGTACACTATTTATCTGAAAGATGTTTAGTAGTACAAGGTGCTAATAACTTTATGTTATTAAACTAATCCTTATTTAGTATAGGAATTACCCCGGTTTCGGCCGGGGATTCTTATATTTTTTTATTATTTAATCTTATTATATTATGGCAACAAAAACAAAAACAGCCCCTAAATGGGAGATAAAAGATAGACAATACTATCTTGTAAACGGTAAATCACCGCTTACATATACAATTAAAGGAAAAGGTATATATTGGTTCGACAAAGAAAAAGGCTTTGAAAGAGAATTAAAATATACATTAAACCAAAAAACTTGTTTCGTTGATGAATTTAAAGGCGATGCAAGACTTGGTCATATAGTTTTTGAAGATGGTGTATTAAATGTACCAAAAGAAAAACAAACATTGCAGAAATTAATGTCAATATATCATCCAGACAATGGAAGAGTATTTGCAGAATTTGATGCAGAAGCAGAAGCAGAAGATGATTTAGATATATTAGAACTAGAAATTGAGGCTTTAACAGTTGCAAAATCAATGGATATTGATCAAGCAGAGGCAGTTATAAGGTCGGAGGTTGGATCTGAGGTATCTAAGATGACTTCTAAGGAGATTAAAAGAGATTTATTATTATTCGCTAAGAATAATCCTCAACTGTTCTTAGAATTAGCCAATGACGATGACATAAATATTAGGAATATGGCTATTAAAGCATCAGAACTTGGAATATTAAAGTTATCTGATGATCAAAGAACATTTAAATGGGCAAAAACAGATAAAAAAATTATGACTGTTCCATTTGATGAGCATCCTTACTCCGCTTTTACAGCTTTCTTAAAAACAGATGAAGGCTTAGAAGTTTATAAATCAATTGAAAAAAGACTAAAATAAAGTCTCATTATAGTGATAGCCACTGTAATGGTGGCTTTCATTATAATAAATAAAAGAATATGGCAGTTAGCATAGATACAGTATATCAAAGAGTATTAGCTATTCTTAATAAAGAAAACCGTGGTTATGTAACACCACAAGAATTTAACTTGTTTGCAAACCAAGCACAGCTTGAAATATTCGAGCAGTATTTCTTTGATCTAAATCAATACAGTAGATTACCAAAGAATGATACTGAATACTCTGATTTGCCAAAAATTATAAATGAAAAATTAAGCAAGTTTAAAAAGTCCGCATCTATATCTTACATGACGGACCATTTTCATTTACCATCCGACTTACATAAATTAGGAACTGTAGTATATAATAATACAACACCTGTTGAACAAATTGATAAAAAGAATTTATTAGAATATCAATTATCAAAACTTACAGCGCCTACAACTAATAATCCTGTATATGTTCAAAACATAGCAAATGCTTCAGGCCACTGGGGATTAATAGTTTATCCAACTACTATAAATGCAAATATATCAATAACATATGTTAGAAAACCTAATTCAGTTACGTGGGCTTCACAAACTGTTGCAGGTAATGCTTTATATAATGCAAGTGCATCTACTGATTTTGAATTACATGATTCAGAAGAAACAAATCTTGTATTAAAAATATTGTTATATGCAGGAGTAAGTATTAAAGATCCTAATATAGCGCAGTTAGCAGATGCAAAAGAAACAAAAAAAATAACACAAGAAAAATCATAATAAATGGGACTAATAACACAAACAGCTAAAGAATACTACACAGTAGCTAATAATTTTACTGGTAACGGTTCTGCAACAACATTTACTGTTACGTTTGACCCATTACCATCTACAGAAAATGAATTTATAGTATATCAAGGAGGAAACGAAATTGATGATGATCAGTATACATATAATTCAAGTACAGGTGTAGTTACATTCAGTAGTGCTCCAGCTAATGGAACAGCAATACAAATTAAATTAAAAAATGTTAAGCATGGTAGCTATAGATATATAGCGCTAGATGATATTATAAATAACTTTATGGTTTCATATGTGGGTGATGGAAAAATAATTGATAAAGCAAGAAAACTGGATGTTTTATTTCATGTTAAAAGAGGAATACAGGAATTTAGTTACGATATATCCAGAATAGAAAAAATACAAGAAGTTGAAGTTGGTGCGTCTCTTACAATACCTATGCCACAAGATTATGTTAATTATACACAATTATCATGGATTGACGGTGATGGATTAGAAAGAGTAATATACCCGTCTAAAATAACTTCAAGACCATCTGAAGCAATATTACAAGATGACGCAGCAGAATATATATATGATAATAACGAATCATTACTTACTTCAACATCGATAACTTCGGAAAGATTTAAAAATGTACCAACAACAGAACTAAATGATGATTATTTTTATTCAGACAATGATAGAAATGCAATGCTTGGTGAAGGTAAAAGATTTGGTATAGATCCAGAAACTACACAAATAAATGGTGTATTTATAATTGACGAAGCAAATGGTCAGTTTGGTTTTAGTAGTAACTTATCAGGTAAAGTTATAACATTAAAATATATATCTGATGGGCTTGGAACTGATAATGAAATGCAAATACATAAACTTGCAGAAGAAGCAATATATAAATATACAGCTCATGCAATCCTATCCGCAAAAGCAAATATTCCAGAATTTATAGTAAACAGATTTAGAAAAGAAAGAAGAGCAGCAATGCGTAATGCTAAGTTAAGATTATCTAACCTTAAATTAAAAGAGCTTACTCAAGTAATGAGAGGCAAGTCTAAGCAGATTAAACACTAATTAAATGCCAGAAATAAAAAAGGTTTTCCTACGTGGAAAGATGAATAAGGACCTCGACGAGAGATTAATTCCTGATGGTGAGTATAGAGATGCTTCTAATATTCAAATAGCAAGCACTGAAGGTGATGACGCGGGAACAGCTCAGAATATACTAGGTAATCATATTGTATCTAATACAGGTATGGGTGGTGTATGTGTTGGCATGATTGAAAACACAGAAACAGATAAACTATATATGTTTATTAAAGGAACATCTGTTCACGGTATTATTGAATATACTCCAGGGACAACACCTGTAACTAAGCCTGTAATTTTAGATGCTAGAGCTACTAAAGTGTTAGATTTTTCAAATATTACAAAAATAACAGGTATAACTATATTAGATAATTTCTTAATATTTACAGATGACAATTCTGAACCAAAAATTATTAATTTAGATAATTCTGTAAGTACGGGTTTTTTCAATTCTAATAACAGCGAAACTCTTTTTAATTATACAAGTAAAATAAATGGCAATAATTTTGAAGAAAAAGATATTGCTTTAATAACCAAAAAACCTGATGAAGCACCCGGTGTTAGAATAAAAGTTGCAGCTGCTACTAAAACATCAACACCTATATTTGAAAATAAATTTATAAGATTTGCTTATAGATTTGTTTTTAATAATGGTCAAAGATCTCCAATATCGCCTTTTACACAGCCCGTATTTTTACCTAGTGCTACTAACTCTTACGATATAGATGAGGGCTTTAATAATCAAATGGAAAATAATATTGATGAAGCTCAGTTATTTGAATTTGATACTTCACATAATTCACTTGAAAGCATTGAAATTATTTATAAGGAATCAAACAACGCTAATATATATCTTTATGATTCTATAACTAAAGCTGAAGCAATACTTGCTAACACTAATGGTTATATTGCGAATAAAACAGTTAAAAAAAGTGTTATACCAGAAGATCAATTATTAAGAGCTTTTGATAATATACCTCATAAAGCAAAAGCGGTTGAAGTAGTTGGCAATAGAATAGTGTTTGGTAATTACGAAGATGGTTTAAATATATCAGATTATAATCCTACTTTTCAAACTATTACCACATTAGGAAGAAATACTATAGACGCAGAATTAACAAGAAGAATATTTATAGGTAATAATCAATTAACTTCATCTGGAGTCATATCTGGGACAGGTACTGGATTATATGATACAAGAACAATAAAAACAGGTAGAGAATATGAAATAGGTGTAGTTTTTGAAGATGAATACGGAAGACAAACGCCTGTTATAACAGCAGATGGTGGTACAGGATCAGGTACTTTAAAAGTGCCGTTTGATACAGGAACAGTTGCTGGTACTAAATTAGGTATTACAATGGGTGGCTCATTCCCATCAAATCCTAGATTAACAAAATTTAAGTATTATATTAAACCTAGTTCTAATAATTTTGATAATTTAATAGTTGAAACTGTTAAAAATGATAAAGAAGATTCCGGCACATGTTGGTTAGTTGTACCTTCCTACGAAATAAATAAAGTAAAAGAGGGGCAATACATGATGCTTAAAAAAGCATTAAACTCAAATACTAGATTATCTTACGGTAGCGACCCTGATGATTTTAAATTTAAAATATTAGATATATCAGGCAATAAACCTAAAAACATAGATGCTGTTGAATCTTTTGACGGTAAGTTTTTTATTAAAGTAAAAAAGACTTCACAGATAACTGATAATATTTTTACAAATCAAGGGCTTGCTGGAAAAAATGGTGAAATATTAGAAATTGATTTTAAACAAGGTAGTTCTTCTAGTATAAGTAATGCTTTATTTTTAGGGCAAGTTACTGCGCCTGATTCTCAAGATAGAGTAGAGCTAACTAAGTTTTATTTTAAAGATGGAGAAATATTCGAAGTTGTTTCAACTACTGATATAGCTAATCTTAGTAGCTTAACAGAACATTTTCAATCAAGCGTTGTGGGTAGTTCAGCTGGAGGCGCATATGCAGATTTAGCAGGACACGTTGCCGGTATTCCAGGATCTGGTTTATCTTTTGCTGACGGAGATAACACTGTAACTAAAGTTGAGGTTAAATATAATAGTAGTAAATTTCCTACATCTTTTCAAATAACATACGCAAGTCAAAACTCTGGCGCAGGTGTATCAGCTAATACATCACCAGCTGTATTTGAAACAATACCAGAAGACGAAGTATTAGATATATATTACGAAACAAGTGAATGTTTTGATAAAAATAAATGGGGACAACAACAAGATTTATCTTGGCATAATGCTTATATAATGGGTAATGGTGTTGAATCTAGCACTATTAATGACGATTTTAATGAAGATGTTGTATCACCAGGAGTAAAAGTTTCAACAACAATAGAGGGTGATTATAAAGAGCGTAATCAAAAAAGTTCTTTAATATATTCAGGTATATATAATTCATTAGGTGGTATAAATAAATTAAATGAATTTAATGTAGGATTAAAAATAACTAAAGAATTAAATCCTGAATATGGTAGTATACAAAAACTTTATACAAGAAATACTGATGTTATAGCTTTTTGTGAAGATAAAGTATTAAGAGTTTTAGCTAATAAAGATGCTTTATTTAATGCTGACGGCAATGTTAATTTAACAGCAACTGAAAATGTATTAGGGCAAGCAATAGCTTTTGCAGGAGATTATGGTATATCAAGAAATCCTGAATCTTTTGCAGTTCACGGATATAGAACATATTTTACAGATAAAGCAAGAGGTGCAGTATTAAGATTATCAGGAGATGGAATTACAGTAATATCAGAAGCTGGTATGTCAAGTTTTTTTAGAGAAAACTTATTAAACGAAAGTAATACTAGTATAATAGGTAGTTATGATATTCATTCTGACCAATATATTCTTTCTTTAGAAAATTATGGAGCTTCAATAAGTTATAGCGAAGATACAAAGGGTTGGGTTTCAAAATTAAGTTTTATACCAGATGCAGGAGTTTCTTTAAATGGTAAATATTATACATGTTATTTAGGAAAATTATACGAGCACCACTATCCTAATGCTGAAAGAGGTAATTTTTATGGTGAAAGAAAAACTGCTGGTATTAAATTAATATTTAATCAAGAAGCTTCAGCAATTAAAAACTTTAAAAATTTAACCTACGAAGGTACTACTGGTTGGACTGTTGGCTCTGAAGAAGTAATTACAGATCAACAAAAAGGACAAATTTTAGAATTTAAAGAAAAAGAAGGCAAGTACTTTGGATTAATATCAGGTGTTGAAACAGAATTAAATACTATATCAGGAAAAGAGTTAGATTCAAGATTAAAAGATTTTTCAATACAAGGTTTAGGTAATATATCATCACACAGTGGAACAATAACATTTGGATGTGCTAATGCTGCGTTAAATATAAATAGCGGTGTAGTAGGGCAAACTGTAACAGGAACAGTTGCATCGGGAACTATACAGTCTATATCACCTTCAACATATCAAACAGGAACAAACGTATACACAGCAACAATATTAGCACCATCAGGTTTTGATAATTCAGGTAGCACAATTTCTTGTTCAGCTAGTGCTGGTTCAACTAATGCAGCTTTTACTTGTACAGATGCTAATTTACAAATACCTAACGGAACGATTGGTGCAACAGTTAGCGGTACTGTTAGTTTAGGAACAATAGCTAGCATATCGCCTTCAACATATCAAGCAGGTAATAGTACATATACAGCTGTAATAAATATACCATCAGGTTATACAAATTCAGGAACATTAACTTGTACTGATACAGCAACAGGTTCTGCTGGTAGTTGTGCTTTTAGTTTAGGTGTAACTACATATTCATCAGGTGGTACAACATTATCAGGTACTTTTACAGGTACTGATATTGGAACTAATCCAACTATAAATTTATCAGTAGCTTCAGGAACTATATCTCCAACATCTACAACAAAATCAGCATTAGCTAGTGGAATAACCGTAACAGCATCAGAAAGTGTATTAGTAACAGCTACTATATCAGGTGGATTATGTAATGGTGAAACAGCTACAATAAATATGCCACAAGCATCCACAGTGGTTATAACAGGTCTTGGAGCAGCTATGGTTGGTTCAAGTGTTTTATTATCTACTAATACAACAGGTGTAGTAACTTCTTATCAATGGCACAAAAGTAGCTCTTCAGGATTTACACCAAGTAACAGTACAGCTATTTCAGGGGGTAATTCATCAACATTAACTGTTTCGGAAAGCTCAGCATCAACACAATATTATAAAGTAGTAATAAATGGCCCAGCAACATCCCCACAACATGCTATTGTGTGGTCAGCTTGGACTGCTCATAACAATTTAAAATTTGCAAGCGGTGGTACATCAGCCAACTCAGGTGCGTGTACAGAAACAAATACATTAAGTATATTTGGTAATGGAAGTTTCACAGCCGCAACACAATTTGCTGTAAACAATCAAGGTAGCACATCAGGATTTCAACAAGGAACATATTCTGACGGAACAAACTATAGATTTATAAATTCAGGTGGAGTGCCTGGTGCTCATACAGCTTGTAGTGCTGGGGGTGGTAGTCAAGGTATAAGAGCTTCAAGATGTGATAACTCTAGTAGTGACCAAAACTTTTTTGTTGATTTAGATGGAAATGACGCATTAGCAGTTGGCAATGTAATAAGTTTTACAACTCAACAAGCTGGTAATGATTACTGGAAAGTAGAGGCAATAAATTTAACACTTAGTGAAGGGCAATATGATTCTGCTCCAACGTTAGCAAATACGCATAATAGTTGTACTTTAATGTTAACACCAACAGTTGATGTTACAGCATCTGCAACTAATTCTTATATATACGATTTTCAAAATCAATTACAAACAGTAACTTTATCTGCAGCATCAAGAGCTAATGAGCCACAAGGAGTAACACCTTCATTTCAATGGCAAGGGGGAACGGCAGCTAATAGTTTAAGCAACATATCGGGTGCAAATAGCGAAACATTAACCGTTAATTTTAATACAGTTAGTAATACAGCGGGACAAATAACATATTATAACTGTGTAGTTACTTATCAGGAAAGTGGTAATACTAAAACAGCTTCAGACCCACAAGCTGTTGGTGTATTATGGAAAAATTTTACAACGTATGCAAATTTAAATCGTGTAGTCGGTGGTTCATCTTCATCACCTAGTACAGACGCTTGTACAAATACAGGTGAGCAATATACACTTTATGGCAATGCTGATAATTTAGGACAAGTAACAAGATTTTCTAGAAACCAAAATGGATCTAGCTCGCCTGCAGTTGTAGTAGGAACGTATTCAGATGGAACAAAAAGAGCTTATGTAGAAAGCAGTGGTAATGTGGTTAGTACTTGGCAGGAATGTACAACATTTGAAATAACTGGAGCAACACAAGGTAGTTCATATGCAACAGTTATGTTAACAGCAGAAGAAACAGGATTTGCGGGAACAAATTTTGCGTGGTCAACTGGAGGCTCGGTAGTTCAATCGGGTAGTAATAATACATTTGGAGCAACAGTAGCAAATAATTTCAGCGGTAATGTAACATACGGTTGTACAGTTTCAGGAGGAACAGCAAATAATCAAAATGATACACACACGATAACTTGGTCTGTGCCAGAACAAAAGGTGCAAGCTCAACTTTGTCCAAATGGAACTGTTCGTGATATTCGTATTACGAATGCTGATGGTTATCAAGTAGGCCAGGTGGTTAATTTAAATTCTGATGGGTCTTTACCTGCTGGTTGTTATAAAATTACTAATGCTAATTTTACAGGTAATCAACAATATAGCACAACAGTAGTAGGAAATTATCCTTTTTCACCATATAATGATTGTTGTGATTGTACTGGGTGTAGTGTTTCTGTTAGTGGTACAACTTCAAAACCAGTAAATCAAACTACAACATTAACAGCTACGCCTTCAGGATTTACACCAACAGGCTATCAATGGCAGTCGTCAACAAGTGAAAATTCAGGATATGCAGATATATCAGGAGAAACATCTTCAACTATTGATGTAACATCAGCTTCAGGTGGTTTTATTTATTATAGAGTTATAGCAACAGCATCAGGTATTAGTGAAACTTCAGACCCTCATTTTATATTTTGGCAAACAAACGTGTCTGTAGAAAGATTTTATAATGCTCAAGCGCTTCAATCTGACTGTACCGATGATGAGGAAGTAATAACTGTAAGATATACAAGTATAAATGCGCTTTCTAATGGCACAATATTTGAGCTGGGAACAACCACAGTAACATGTTACGAAATTACTGGAACTACTACAGGTAATCAAAGTAATTCTGAAATAGTTACGTTTCACAATAGTTGTTCAGCTTGTCAAACTGCTAATTCTGCTGATTGTAGTTTTTCTTTAACTACACAAGGAAATTATAATAGTAGTGCAGGAACACAAGTTGTAAGAGGTACATTTGGTTCTGGTCATACAGGAACATCATCTGTAGGATTTACTGTAAGTTCAGGCACTGTAAGTCCAGCAAGCGCTACTAAATCTCAATTACAAAGTGGAGTTACATTAACACTTTCAGCAGGTGTAACTCTTACAGGAACAATTAATAGTACAGATCCTTGTACAGGAGATATAGCTCAAGTATCAATTCCTCAGTCTTCATGTAATAGTGTAAGTGGATTTATGACAACTAGCAATCCAGAAACAGATGAGAATGCTGCAGCTGATTTATGTGGGGGAGGAAATTCAATAACTATATATATTAATGGCACTACTCTCGCAAATTCAACACAAATTTATACGGCAAGTGGTTGTGGTACATTAATGTCAGGAACAAAATATTATTCAACAGATGAACAGTATTATCATATTTGGAATGGGTATTCGTTGTCACAAGCTTATCTAATTGATTGTCCATAAAAACATGTAATAATAAGAATATGAGCTTAATAACGTTACAAACAACATTTACAAAAAACACATCACTTCAAGTAGGTGATATAATATATTTTTTAGATACATCAGGTAATTCTGACGTAATTAAAAAAATTGGACCCGTTCAAACTATAGCAGATACTTATATAGTTTGTAATGCAACTGGTAATTTATCAGGTTTAACTCAAACAAGTTATATATTCTTTGGAAAAGATAATTCTAAAAATACATCAGGTATAATTGGATATTTTGCAGAGGTAAATTTAAATAACAATTCAAAAGATCATGCGGAATTATTCGCAGTAAATTCAGAAATATTTATAAGTAGTAATTAAAAAATAAAACAATGGCATTAAAAGATATTCTCGGTGCAGGCGCGGCTGTAGCAGGAGGACCAGTCGGATTGGTTGCGGCAGCAGTACCTGGTATTGTTAAAGGTATAGGCTCTTTATTTGGTGGCGGAAAAAGAAGAAGAGAAGAAAGAAGAGCTAGAAAGCAATTTAATAATCAGATGTCCGCATTTAAAAACTTTCAATTTGACAACGCTTTTGAAGATTTAACAAATCCTTACGAAAACGTTGAGAACGAATTAGAAGATATGAGAATTGCAACGCAGGCTTCAGAATTTGCAGCACAGGAGCAACAAGCAGCACTTGCAACAACATTAGATGCGGTTAGGGGAGCAGCAGGTGGAAGTGGAGCAGCAGCAATAGCACAAGCATTAGCGCAACAACAATCAAGAAATCAACAGCAAATAGCTGCAAGAATAGAAGAACAAGAAATAGCTAATGAAAGATTAGCAGCGCAGAATGCACAACAATTATCTTTAACAAGAGCTGGTGCAGATATGAGTATACAACAAGCGCAAGCACAAGGAGCAATGGCTGTACAAGATAGAGAGTTTGATAAAACAGGTACATTATTAGGTATGGCACAACAAAGATACGCAACAGCGCAACAAGCAAGGGCGCAAGCAACAGCTGATTTAGGTGGAATGATTGGATCAGTTGCAACCTTAGGTGTTGGCGCAGCAGCGGGAGCATTAGGAGAAGGCCCTAAAAATTTTATGAGCGGTTTATTCGGTAAAAAAACAACAACATCAAGTGGTGGTGGCTACATGCCAATGTAAAAAAACAAAAAATTATGGCAGATAAAGCATTAATACAAGGAGCAGCT